TATTTTTGGATATATAGGACCTAAACTTATAACTGTCAAAAGTGAAGAACTTATTGAACAAGGATTTCTTTCAAATATCACCATTGCTAATTTACTTGTACAATATCCGAAAAATATTGTTGATGAAAATAAGAAAAGGATAAAGAACAAGAAAAAGGGTGATGTTGCTCCTTATAAAGAAGAGTATGATTTTATTATTAATTACCCAAATAGAAATAAAGTCTTTGATTATATAATAAAAAATATAAATACTCATGATAATGTTTTGATTTTGTGTGAAAGAATCGACCATTTAAAACTGATATCTGAACATATCAAAGAGTTGTGTGGGAGACTCGGACGTAAGCAATTCATAATTCATGGTAGTGTGGACGCACATAAGAGAGAAGAGATAAGACAATTTACTGAAAAAAATGATGGTGTTGTAATTGTTGCAACATATGGAACAATGTCAACAGGTATTAATATCAAAAAACTCCATCATATAATTGCAGCAAGTTCTTATAAATCAAAGATTAAAGTGCTTCAGTCTATTGGTAGAGGATTGAGATTACACGAAACTAAAAACCAAATGATTTGGTGGGATATAGTTGATGATATGCGTTGGGAAAAAAGAAAACGTAAGAATCAAAAAGATAAATATGATTACAATTATTTGTTCAAACAATTTCTCACAAGGTTAAGATATTATAAAGAACAGAATTTCAATTATGTGAATAAAACAATAGACTTAACAAAAATATAAGGGGTTTTGTATGAGTAAACATAAAGATTATTTGGCTGAATATTCTTCAACTTTTTTGGGAAAAGAAGAAAAAACTAAAAAGATAGATGGTTATGAATCTGAAGTCTATGATGAAATTGAAAGATTTGAAGAGGAGATTACAGAGAATGGTGATTTGTATGCAGTATTTGAAGAGGTTAATAATGTTTTAAAGAAACCTTGTTATTCTTCAATTCAATCAATTACACCATCAATGGATGTGAATAATGAATCGCTTCATATTTATGCAGTTACTAAAGATGATTGTCCTAAAAATGAAGAACTGTTGCAGAATTATGTGAAAGATTTACAAGAAGCAACTAAAAGTAAATTAAAATTCCATGCACAGATTGATGAATTTGTATTGGATGGACTTAAAAAATTTGAAATGAAATTGTTAGTAACACGTAAAAAATAGGAGAATTAAATGGAAACGAGCGAAAAGATAAAAGAAATCTTAAAAACTATGGCTTCTTTTGATGTTGAAAAAGATTTACAAGATAATGAAGCGAGAGTTGAATTTGTTAATTATTTTTCAGAAATAGTGAATACTGAAGATGATATTGGACAAGCATTCTTAAAAGAATTAATTGGTAAAATGGGTGATATATTGGTTGATATGAATCTTGCAGAACCAGACGTTGAAGAAACAGATGAAGGAGATTCTGTTGAAGAAAATTGTCTGTTTAATTTGAATGTTGCTGACCGTGCAAATGATTTTTTAATGGAATAGTAGGAGGAATATAATGGGAGGATTCTTAAAATACCTTGATAAAATGGAAAATGATTTTAGTACAGGTTCTGTTAAGAAAAAAGAAAAATATGTAGAAAAAATTGTTGAACAAGAAGATATGTATGTTGATGAAGTTGAAGAAGATATTTCTGAATCTGAGTCATATGATATTTCTATTTATAAAAAAAGAATGGTGAATGAGCTTTTTAATTTGGGATTAAGTAAACCTAAAATAAATGCTGTTATTCAAAATGTTTTTAGTGAAGACTACGAAGATGATGGTATTATGGTTGAATATGATGAACCTCAAGTTATGAGACAACCACAAAGGAAAATGTCTTTTAAAGAACGTATGCATAAAATGAAACAGCAACAGCAACAAGGTTATTATTCTCAACAACAGGGAATACCTCAAAATTCTAAGTTTTTGAAAAAAACTGCTGATGTTGCTGCTGATATTTTAGCTGGTGTTCCGAGTAGTGATGACCCATATTATGCTCCAAGTGAAATGGGGGTGGGTGGTGGTATGCAACAACCAATGATGAATCAACCACAACAATACTATGGACAACAGCCACCAATACCGAATTATAATAGACCGATTGGGAATCAATTTCCGGGGAGACCTCCAATGCCACAACAAATGGCACCACAAGGTCCACCTCCACCACCAATGCCGATGGCAACAATTAATGACGCTAATGTTGGTTCTGTGGCAGTGGCACCACAACAATCAATGTTGAAAATGCCTGAAGGATTTGAAAATTTTAAGCCTGAAGGTGAAAAACTTGGTGAAAGTAAAAATATACCTATACAATCTCAAGTTCAGGTGGCTATGGGTATACTGGATGAGCCTCGAGGTACTTCGGTATGTGAAAAACCTGCTAAGATTGGTGAAGTTAAACAGGGTGAAGTTCATAATGTTGAATTTGGACAACCACAACAACCACCTGCACAAGCACAGGTGGATAATAATACAAACGCTATATTGGAAGCACCGTCTGGTCCTCCTCCAGTTGCACTACAAGCAATGGGTGGAACAGCAGACCACGCTTCACAATTATTATAAGGAGAAAATAAATGGCAACAAGTTATGTTTTTGACCATGTAAAGTTATTGATTGCAAAAGGTGAACTTAAATTTTATAATATACCAGCCGATGGTTTTAGACTTGCATTGGTTACATCTGCTGCATTCGATAATTTTGCAACGGGGGCATTTAGTGATTATATGTATTGGAATCAAGTATCTGGTTCTGAAATAAATGCACCGGGTAGTGGATATAATTATACTGGATATACTGGACCAGAATCATTGATTAACAATGGTACATTGGAAGAGGATGTGGATGGGTTTACACAATTAAAAGTGTCTGCTTCTGATATTGCATATCCTATTTCAACAATAGAAGCTGATGGTGCTGTGGTGTATAAAAATGACGCTCAGGGTACATTGGTAACTGCTATTCACTTCGGTGAAAAGAAATCATCAAATAATGGTTCTTTTATCATTGATTTATCAACTGATGGATGGATTAGAATACACTAAGGAGAGATAAATGGCAGATATAATACCTCATTATTTTATATATCAAATATCAACTAAGAAAGTTGATTTTAATTCGGATGAAATTAAAGCAATTTTATGTGAGGGTACTTATGATGAATCTGTACTTAGGGATGTTCAAACATATGCTGATGTTAGTGCTAATGAAATAACATCGGGAAATGGATATCCTACTGGTGGAATTGTCGTGAGTGGTACAAGTGCAACTGTTGATGACGCTAATAATAGGGTGGCTTATCATTGTGATGATTTGTATTTCGTTGCAAGTGGTGGAGATATAGGACCGGCACGTTATAGTGTTATGTATGACCCTGAAGGAGAAAATACGATTATTTATATATTTGATTTTGGTGAAAATAAGAATGTTTGTGATGGTGCTAATTTAAGGATTCAAGTAGATAGTGAAGCCTTTATGAAAGCATATCAAAAGACTACGTAAGGAGAATAATAAATGCCAAGTGCTACATATTCACCAACAACAAGAGTGTGGTTAAATTTAGAAAATGCGTCACCAATTCAGAAAGGTGCTAATACTGGACAAATTGGTAAATATCTTAGAGCTGGAAGTACATATTGTGATGAAACTATTTTACAATTTTTAGGAGTTTCTGCATTAGATGGTGCAACTATTGATGATGTGTGGCTAAGGTTTACATTAGGAATGGATAACTGGCCCATTGCTCAAACAGGTTATTTATTTGAGCAGGATAAAACAGCCCCTTCTTCATGGACAAGTCCCAATCCAAAATTTAGTGACTTTGCGTCAACGGCATGGGCTACTCAATTGGATACGGTGGCGTTAGCTTCTTCTAACTCTAATACAGAATATACGTTTAATAGTTCGAGTTTAACTACGTTGGTGCAATCTTGGGTGGATGATAGTAATGATAATTGGGGAGTTATAATTGGGGCTAATCCAGTTTTCTTTTCATATTATGCAACGTTGACAACAGCGTCACTGGATATTTCTTATACACCTGCTGTTACAGATAAACCTGTGAATGCATTACATCATTATAAAATGAGAAGACGATAAATGGAGAAAAATGAATGAATGTTTTAAGATATAATACAAGTGCAACGGTAAAATTAGGACCGTTTGTGAGTTCTGCTGATGGATATACGGAACAAACAAGTTTAACATTGAGTCAATCTGATATTCGATTATCAAAAAATGGTGGAGATTTTGCTCAGAAAGATGAAACATCTTCCGGTACTCATGATGAGAATGGATGGTATGATGTCAATCTAAGTGCTTCTGATATAGATACAATGGGTAGATTGGATATTGCTGTCTCTGAGGGTGGAACGTTGCCTGTGTGGGCAACATTTATGGTGATGTCTGAACAAGAATATGACGCATTGTATGGTGATGAAACATTAAGAGCTGACTTGCGAGAAATACAAGGTGTATCTACATCTGCAAATGACGCAACATTGTCACTTAGAAATTTGAGTATTATTAACGATAATAGTACAAGTGCTGCTCTTCATATTCAACATACGAGTACTCAAGAGGGTGTTTATATTAAAGGTGATACTAATAGTCCGGGCTTGAGAATTGACCCGGGTAGTGGACCTGGATTACCTAAAGGAATTTATGTTGGTGGTATTGATGTTGCTGGTGATTTTGATATTACTGGAGGCTTTCTTGTTGGTGATGGAATTCAAGCGTCTGCAACAAATTTAGATGAAGTGAGTAATGAGGCTAATTTAAAATATATTGATGATATATCACTATCTGGACATGATGCTGTGTTGAGATTAAAACAATTGAGTTTACAATCTAATGACGCAGCAATACCATTGAGAGTTGAAGCTACAAATTTTAATGATGCTGTCTATATAAAAGGTTTTGGTACTGGGCATGGGATAAATGTGCTTGGTGGTAGTACAGCCGCTGCTGTGAATTTATATGGTGGTACTAATGGTCTTAAAATTGAATCATTAGGTGCAAATGACGCTGTATATATATCGAGTCCTCTTCGTGGTATTTACGTTGAGGGAGATAAAGGTGGAGTCTATGTTAAAGCATTAAGTCAAGGACATGGATTAGGATTATCTGGTCACCCGGGTACTGGTCACGGTCTTGACATATATGGAGATGCTGGTATAGTTGCAAAAGGTGTAGCTGGACTTGGATATGGTATGGTATTGTCTGGTATGGGTGCAGGTCAAGCAGGATTATTAACAAATGGTGCTGAGGGGTTAGTGGCAAGTGCGACAAATCTTGATGAAGTTACATGTGATGTTGATTTGTCAGAAGTTGCTACAAGTGCTGCATTAGAAAGTGTCGCAAGTGATGTAACAACAATAGATGGAAAAGTTGACATTATTGATGGCGTTGTTGATAATATTTATAAAGATATGGCGACAAGTGCTGTTTTGGATAATGTTAGTGCTGCAGTTTCTGAAATACCGACTGATAATAATGGTATAACAGTTTCAGCAAATAATCTTGATGAGGTTGACATTAGTGGACAAAGCGTTGTGGCTTCTGCTTCAAATTTAGATGAAGTGGATATTTCAGGTCAATCAGTTTCAGCTAATAATTTAGATGAGGTTGATATTAGTGGACAAAGTGTTTCAGCAAATAACTTGGATGAAATTAATATTGTTTCTGTTTCAGCAAGTAATTTAGATGAAGTGGACATTTCAGGTCAAGCAGTTTCAGCAAATAATCTTGATGAAATTGATATTACAGGTCAGTATGTTGTGGCTTCTGCTTCAAATTTAGATGAAGTGGATATCAGTGGTCAGGCAGTGTCTGCAAATAACCTTGATGAAATTGATATAGATTTAACTCCTTTAGCTACATCGGCTGCTTTACAAGTTGTTGATAATAATGTGGATACAATAGTTTCTGTATTACCACCTGCTGATATCATTGCGGGTAAAAATGATATTGATGCTATTTTGGTTAATACTCGATTTAAAGCAACTGTTCCAAATCAAGCGATTGTTCCTGAATCTGGTTATTATCCATATGAGTTGGTTGCTCATCTTTATAATAGTTCAGGTTCAATGGAAGACCCTGATAATGATAAAATATATGTACAGATTAAAGCTGTTTCTGGCACTGTTTACAAAAATGAGTTATATGATGATGTTGCGACTACAACACCTGCAACTTCAGGAACAAATGTTAATTTTCAACCAGAATATTATGAAATGGTGAAAGTTAATACTGGATATTATCATTTATTTTATAAACTCTCTGCTTCAGAAGTTAACAACCAATGGGTTGCAACATTTGGGTATGAAGAAAATGGTGAAGTGCTTTATAATTCTCGAACAACTATTATATTGGAACAAACACCGGGGGTAACAACACTTGCTGATAATAATACAAATAAGGATATTATTAGAGAATCTATGGGTCGTGTTGATGGTGTAGAGGCTTCAATTGATGATAAATTAAATAATATTTATTCTGATATGGGTACATCTGCGAGACAAGTTACAATCAATACAAACATATTGGAAACTTCTGCTGCTGTTGACCAAATACCAACTGATAATAATGGTATTAATGTTTCAGCTACAAATCTTAATGAAGTTGATATTAGTGGACAAAGTGTTTCAGCTTCTAATTTGGATGAAGTTGATATTAGTGGACAAAGTGTTTCAGCAAATAATCTTGATGAAATTAATATTGTATCAGTTTCAGCTTCTAATTTGGATGAAGTTGATATTAGTGGACAAAGTGTTTCAGCAAATAATCTTGATGAAATTAATATTGTATCAGTTTCAGCAAATAACCTTGATGAAGTTGATATTAGTGGACAAAGTGTTTCAGCAAATAATTTAGATGAAGTAGATGTGTCAGGTCAATTTGTTGTCGCTTCAGCTTCTAATTTGGATGAAATAGTTTCTGTTTCAGCAAATAATCTTGATGAAGTTGATATTAGTGGACAAAGTGTTTCAGCAAATAATCTTGATGAAGTTGATATTTCAGGGCAAAGTGTTTCAGCAAATAATCTTGATGAAGTAGATGTGTCAGGTCAATTTGTTGTCGCTTCAGCTTCTAATTTGGATGAAATAGTTTCTGTTTCAGCAAATAATCTTGATGAAGTTGACATTTCAGGACAAAGTGTTTCTGCGAATAACTTGGATGAGATTAATATTACAGGTCAATTTGTTGTTGCTTCAGCAAGTAATTTAGATGAAGTTGACATTTCAGGACAAAGTGTTTCTGCAAATAACTTGGATGAGATTAATGTTTCAGCAGATTGTGCTAATGCATTGGTTGACCTTGGTATACAAACATCTGCATATGCTGATATCATTAAAGATGAATTGTTGACTGAAATAAATGATGTTGCAAATGAAGTATTGTTATCTGCAACAATTGATGGAAATAAAAGTGTGACTGACGTTCTTTCTGATTTATTAGCAGAAGCTATTGGACAAATTGTTTTTACAAGTGCACTTGATTTGTTCACATATTATAGACAAAACAATAGCACATCTGCATTTGCATTGAGTGGAGTTGATGACTTAAGAACAAGAATAGATTAAATAGGATGGTCTAATGGGAATAAGAAAGGGTGATTCACTCGGTGTATTCACTGGTGGTTGGTTTGATAAAATCACAGGGAAATTTAGAAGCGCATTAGACGTATTTACTGATGGGTGGTTCGAGAAATGTCCTGATGACATTGTTATAAGTGCCACCCCTCAAGATTTTGTTATTGAAGCAAGTCCAACTGTAGTTGAAGTAAATGTTGATGTTTTCAGTACACAGTCCGAATGGGTAATTGAAAAATCATTTATTAATATTGAAATAGAGCAAAGATTTGGATATGAAGATTATCCGGCTCTTCCTAATAAATGGTTTACTAAATGTAATACAAATTATGACAAGGAAAGAGAACTTGCTCAGGTACTTCAAATGGAAGTGTATAATAATTTTGGTGTTCCATGTTATTATTATAAGATGAGATATGATGTGAGTGCAAGTGATAAGATATGGGGTGAGAAGAATGACCGTGTATTTTCTGATTATTGGTCTGATGTTCAAGTTTATTATACTTTACCTCGGGAAAATAAACAATGGAATAAGTTTGGGATAGAAGGTTTAAATAATTTCAGTATGTTTATGTCGAAGGAGCATTTCAATTATGTGACTTCGGGTGAATGGATTCCAAGACAGGGTGATTTGATTCAAGCACAGTTTAATTCTAATATCTATGAAATTGTAGAAGTGAAAGAAGAATCTGGAATGTATTTCCAAGATAAACGTTATACATGGGAATTGATAGTGAAACCATTTAAAGACGAATTTGTTGCAATGACTGGGGATGTTAGTGCTTCTCCGTTGTCAGCGTATGCTAATAAATCGACTGATATTTTTGATATTAGAAATCCTATTGATGTTGAGAAAGAAAAATATATTTACAAACCACCTGCACAAGAAAAGGGTTCTAATGACCCATTTGCAAATTGGGGGTAAAAGGAGTTTTATATGAAGTTTAATAAAATGATAAAAAGATTTATTCGTTTTTGTAAAAGAAATGAAGGTGAGAATCATCCTATTGATTCGTTTATAACTGTTCGTTTTCATTATGAATGGAATAGAGATAAGAAATGTAATAAGTTTAGTGGTGTGTATTTTTATTTGTTATCACCATTTGAGAAGAATAATGAGTATTGTTCACATCATGATTTTATTAAAAAAGAAGGATTGGGTGCTTTTATTAGAAGTGTTCATTTTAGATATAGTCAAAATAGAAAATATTTTATTAAATGGGTAAATAAAACATTTTTACCATATAGTGAAAAAGAAAATAGAATATAAATATTCATGAGAAGGACAGTGGGTTGCAAACCATTTCCTGAAACTTGTACAAGTAAGGATTACTTCTCATTTATTTAAAAACTCGTACGAGGAGAAAATTATGAGTAGAAGAAGATTATCAACGGAAGAATTTATTGAAAAAGCAAGAAAAGTTCATGGTGACCAATATGATTATAGTTTAGTTGAATATAAACTTTCTCATATAAAGGTAAAGATTATATGTCAAAAACATGGGATGTTTGAACAAAATTATAGTAATCATGTTTATAATGGTAGAGGGTGTCCTAAATGTAATGGTGGGGTTAGATTAACAACAGATGAATTTATAAGTCGGGCAAAAAATACACATGGTGAAATATATGATTATTCGGCTGTTGAATATGTTTCACATAATAAAAAAATCAAAATTATATGTAAAAAGCATGGATGTTTTAGTCAAACTCCAAATTCACATATAAGTGGTCATGGATGTCCTAAATGTTGTTTATCAAAAGGTGAAAATGAAATTGAGAAATTTTTAGTCGAAAATGGTATAAAATTTATTTCACAATATTCAGATATACGATGTCGTGGTAAGAAAAAACCTTTACAATTTGATTTTTATTTACCTGAATATAATATGTGTATTGAATATGATGGTGAACAACATTATAAACCAATAAAGTTTTATGGTGGTGAAAAGAATTTTGCTGTTAGACAAAAACGAGATAATATAAAGTCTGATTTTTGTATTCGAAATAATATAAAATTAATTAGAATCCCATATATTGAATTTGATAATATAGATTCAATTTTACAAAAGGAATTTAAAAATGGGTAATTTTGATAGTTTTCCAAGAGGTAAAAGTCAATATTTTGATTTTCGCAATGGATATGAAAAGGATAAGAAACTCTTTGATTTGTTATTGACAGAAGCAATAAACAAACACGGGGTGTGTATGGAGTATTACCAAACATCATATGATACGTCATATGATTATTTGTTTGGTGAGGATAATAATAGAAGATTTATAAAGAAATTCGATTTTATGGTATTGTATGAGCTTCCTCGTGAAGATAAAATGTGGACAAAGTTTGGAATTGAAGGATTAGATAATTTTTCAATGTATTGTGCGAAAAGACATTTCCGAGCTGCTTCTAAATCACCGGGTGGAGGACCAGAAGTCATCCCAAGAATCGGTGATATCATCATGGCAAAATATAATGATTATGTTTATGAGATTACAGAAGTCGCAGAGGAAGTCGCATTGTTTCTCCAATCAAAACAACACATGTGGGAATTTGTAGTTAAACCATATAAAGATGAAGGTATTGAATTATCTGATAGTCTTTCTGCAACAACAATATCAGCATTTACAAATAAAGATGAAGATATTTTTGATATTTCAAATTCTATTGATGTTGAGAAAGAAAATATTATTTATAAGCCAAAGCCAGAGGAAAAAGGGAGTGATGACCCATTTGCGAATTGGTAAATAATATAAATACTTTTTAAATATGTATTTTACACATTCATTTTTGGTAGGTACTTTAAAATGGAAAATAATAAAAAGGATAAATATAATGAGTTTATTGAACAAAAAAAGTTCGAAAATGACTTAAAAGATATTTTTGAGAATGTCGCTAAGGCTTCAAAAGAAAAAGAATCTTTACAAGAAGCTAAAAAGAAATCTACTCCTAAGAAAAAAACTGTGGTTAAAAAGAAGTCCACACAGGTTAAAATTGAACCCAAAAATTACGTCTCAAAAGAAGTTATTGAAAAACAAAAAAGTGCAATAACTATTGAGGCTGAAAAATTTATTCCAAATAATATGAAACAAAAAGACATTGGTGTTGATATAAACGCATTGGCTAATTCATTGAAATCAGACCCAAACTTTATGGCACGTATTGCACCACGTCCTATTGTTGGACAACCGGGTAGTGGTCTCGGACATAAGGAAACTATTCAATTGATTCGTGATAATCCGGGACGAGTAGATAGACTTGGTGATATAGGGAATGTCAATACAACGTCTGCTACTGATGGTCAATATATATTTTGGGACGAATTAGATGGTGAGTGGAGAACAAAAGATATCACACTAAGTGGTGGTGTTAATGATAAAGTAGCGGTTGATAGTGTTGCAACTCCGGGGTATCTTGGTATATCCTCTGCAACTGGTGTATTAAGAACTACTGAAGAGATATCATATACTCTTAGTGGTGATTATGTTAGACTTGGGTTAAATCAAAATTCAATAAGTGCTTCACAAATTACTGATGATGAAGGTTGGGGACAACCATTTGACACAGTACAATTTAACACAGAATTTACTTCAGCATCAAATCCTGCGTGGTCAGAAGGTCTTATGTTTTATGATTATGAAAATAAATCAGTGGGTATCTATAATGACCAAAACGATGTAACTTTACAAATTGGACAAGAATTATATATCAGAATAGTAAATAAAACAGGCAGTACTATATTAAATGGACAAGCAGTTACCGTTTCTGGTGCTCAAGGACAAAGACCTAAAGGTGTTTTATCCATTGCTACATCGGCTGACTGTGGATTTCCTGTTGCGGGATTGGCAACACATGATATTCCTGACAACCAAGAAGGTTTTATTACAACTGATGGCGTGGTTGGTGATTTAGATACATCGGATTATCCAATTGGTACGATTTTGTATTTATCAACTGTTTCAGCGGGTTATTACACATCAGCAGAACCTGAAGCACCGTATGGTAGACAACGTATTGGTGTTGTTATAGAAAGTCATAATATTAACGGACGAATATTATTACAACTCAAACATTATAATTGTTTACAAGATTTGAGGGATGTTGATGGAACAACACCACAAGATGGATATATTTTACGTTATACATCTGCTAATTCATATTGGGATGCAAGTGATGATTTGAATGTGATAGAAAATGATATTGCGACATTATCAGCGAGCACAGCATCCCAACTAACAAATAATGTAATTAATGTTTCTGTTTCTGGTGATGATGGAACTGCAACGGGTACATTATCAAAACCATATAGAACGGTTAAATCTGCATTAGATTCTATTACAGATAATTCGTCTAACAATAGATATGTTGTTGTTGTCAATCCGGGAAAATATACAGAAGATAATCCCCTTATTATGAAAGACCATGTTAATTTGGTAGCAAATGGTAAACCTGAAGCAACAATAATAAATGCTCTGAATGATGATGTTTTAATTTCTGCTTGTGACGAATCAGAACTTTGGGGATTCACATTAAATGGCACATCTTCATTGGATGTCCCAACTATATGTATGGAAGTTTCTGGCATGTTTATATCACAAAATAATCATATTAAAGATAGTGATATTGGATATCATGTTAATAATGTAGATGCTCAAATGTCTGTTAATAATTCGTTGTTAATAGGTACTATTGGAACAGGATATTTAGTTGATTCTGGTCAACTTGCTATTAATGGAATAGTAGTTGAGAAATCTACAATAATAACAGATATTGTTATAACATCGGGGGCTAATTCTAAGGTTGATGTTAGTAATTTAAATTGTATATCAACAAATATTATAGATTGTATTCATGCATATGAATATTCAACAATTAATGTTAATAATATTATTGTTGATAATGTAAATAATGTTATTACTTGTGAGAATAATTCAGAAGTTTTTTGTGTCGGTGGTATTGTTAGCAATTGTACATCTGCGTTTATTGTTGATACATCTGCTACACTTGGGTTATATTCAATCGCTATAAACGATTCCACAGATTATGATTTAATTGGGGGAAATGATACTACAATTAGAATTAATGGGTGTCGTTTTAGAGAAGATTTAATATCAATAGGTGGAACGTGTGATATTATTGGACAATATATAAGTGATTTCCCCGGTGATAATGGAACTGAAATTAAGGGAGAATTGCACGTTGGTACATCTCAGTTTCCTGCTGAATCGGTATTTGGGCAGGGAGATAGTTATGTTCAAGGTATGATGGTGTATGGTTATAATGCGTCAACGTCTGCTTATACTAATTTATATTCATCTGCTTCAGTTGCGGGTGATGGTAATGAGTTTACATTCCCAACTAATGAGATTGATAGTGCAATATATTTTGCTTCGGATTTAATAAGAGATGGTAATTATTTTGGTCATCTTGGTGTAAAATTATTAATGACTGTATCAGCGGGATTTTTATCAGGCACTGATGTTGCGTTTGAATATTATAATAAACTATCTTCGACTTGGGAACCTTTTAATATATTTTTAACAGATTCAAGTTCTCCATACACACCATATGGTAATAATTTACAAATACCTGCGGGTTCATATCAATTAAGATATGATAATAAAGAGTTAAAGGGAATTAGGTGGGGTAAAAATGACCCAATTGGTTCTGGAGTAGATAGATTTTGGATTAGATGGAGAATTGATAGTCCATTTGATTCATTACCAATTTTTGACCAAACAAAGCTACATTCAAATCGTGCAGAAATTAATAGTGATGGGTGGGGAGAATATTTTGGTAGAGCAAGACCTATCGCAAAATTGCCTTGGACAATTGCAGGTTTACAGAAAGCGTCAACAAATCCGGGTGATGGTGATTTGTATTATTCCGATAATCTTGATATTGGATTCACAGAAAACGCATTTACAGGCGATGGTATGCGTGTAGGATTTACTGGCGTATTGCCATTAGATATGGACACGTCATGTCCTGCGAATTTTAAAATAGGTTTTAGACCCGATGCTACAGGTGTATTTAATTACACTATTAGATACACATATGCAGAACCGTATTCTTCTGTTTATGATAGTGATGTGAGTGCTCCTGCAACACATCCGAATGAATTATCAATCGTGTCAAGTGCTTCTGCTGTAGAGAATGAATTATGCTGGTTGGAAGAAGATTTGTATTTTCCTTTTGCGGTGGCGAGAAGACGTGGGGGATTTCCAGATACGATAGCAATGACTATCGAACGTGAATCTGGTAGTGTAAATCTTGATTTAGTGATATTAGTTGGGGAATATACGAAATGGTGCGATGGTGGACATATTGACCCATCTATTGATTAAAAAGAATATATAAATATTTTAAGAGAGATAGGGTCGCTCCCGAATAATAGTTTCCTGACTATGTTCTCTCTTTTAATAAATTCAGGAATAAACAATACAGGAGTTGTTATGAAAGGCAAAAAGGATGATTTAATTGGGAAACGGTTTGGAAGATTAGTTGTTGTGTCTATTGAAGGTAGAGATAAGAATAGGCACATAATGTTGAAATGTAAATGTGATTGTGGTGGTGAAAAAGTTGTTCTGGCTAATAATATAAAACGTGGTTCAGTTAAAAGTTGTGGTTGTTTACAAAATGAGATTCGTAAAAACAGAGAAATTAAATATAAAAATGAACAACTTAAACGAGACGAATATTATAAAAAATTACTTAAAGAAAAATTCGGTCGTTTAAAAATTTTAAAGATATTTAAAAATAATAGAATGCTTATGGCTAATTGTTTATGTGATTGTGGTAAAGTTATTGATGTTAGAGTTTCATATTTAAAATCTGGTCATACTAAAAGTTGTGGATGTTTGAGAATTTATAGACATAAAGAAAGTACTGTTGGTTTAAGACAATTATATAGTAGATATAATCATAGAAATAAAAAATTAGGACATGATAATATAGGATTTACTTTAGAAGAATTTAAAAAATTAACAAGTTCTTATTGTTTTTATTGTGGTTCTGAACCATTATCCATAATGAAATCTAAAAGTAAACATTCTGAATATGTTTATAATGGATTGGATAGAATTGATTCAAGTAAAGGATATACACAAGATAATGTGGTTCCATGTTGTGTTATTTGTAATAGAATGAAATTGGATTATGATGTCAATGATTTTTTAGATAAAATAGAAATTATATATGAAAATATAAATAATATTAGGAGTAAACTAAATAAGAGGTAATTATGGGTGTGAAGGATTATTTAAATAGATTTTTAAATGAGAATGAAGATATTGATTTTCAAAAAGATTTTATGGATTCTGGAATGGCAGTTGAAAACGGAATAACTGAAGATGATGTTGACCCAAAAGAATTGGAATTGGGAATTGAAGTTGAAATGGAACACACATCTGATAGCAAGATAGCTCGCAAGATAGCTCGCAAGATAGCTCTTGACCACCTTGTAGAATTGAAGGATTACTATACTCGTCTCAAAAAGATGGAAGATGAAGCATTTTCGGAAATGGGAAAATCCGAACAGTTAGAAGAAAAAAGAAAGAAACGTAAGAAACGAAAAAAGAATTTATACCGTGGGTATATCGGCTATTATACTTCACCTCCTTATGGTGGCGGTGATGGAGATTCCGGTGGTGATGGTGGAGGCGAATAATGTCAGTATTTGAAGAACTTAATAAATTGTTTCAAAAAACAAATGATGAGATTCGTAAAGAAAAGAAAAAAGATATGAAATCATTACCCGGATGGTATGGATTAGATACTCCACATGCTGGTAGTGCTGGCATAAGTGAAGGTGTTATGTCATTTCCGAAAAATGAATACAATAATATAAAACATAGATTTGATAATAATTTAAATGTAGTTACACATAGATTTTCAGATGAAGCTAAAAAATATAAATTGGGTGATGTTGTTGAATCTGATTTTGGAAAATTAAAAATAATTAAATTTGAAGAGCTTGATGATTTATATGATGATAATACATTAAAGGGTGATGATGAGTTTGAAAAGTTTAAGGATGAATTAAAAGGAAAATCTGGTGTTAAGATTACTATTAAAAAATTAAATTTAAGGGAGAAAAAATAATATGAGTTATGTACTTGAAATCCCTGTTGGAGAATGTAGACTTGAATTTTTAAATTGTGATGGTAAGAAATTATCTGAAAGTAAAAAAGAAGGTGATGTTTTAAGGACATATATGTTTGAATTGAGTGGTCCTAACATTGATTCAAATAAAGTATTATCTGTGGAAATTCCAGAGCTTGATTATATGAAAAGTGATAATAAACCGTTGATGTATAAAGTTGAATTTTCTGATGAAAGTGGATATCAAAAAGGCTTGAATAAAGAATATCAGGGGATGTGCGAAATAGATTGTGGTGATTTGAAAGTTGTTTTTTATTCATATGATGGTCATCCATATAAAATTGGAAAAGAGGATAGTAATAATTTTGTTAGACCTTGGATGTTCGAAATTAAAAGTGAATGGGTTCCCACTTTGAAAGTTAGAAATGTAAAATTTCCTAAATTGTCAGTTGAAAGTAAAGATAGTGTAAAGATTGATATCAAATTTGAATTGATGGATGGAGAACCAGAATATTTTAAATTGAAGGGAAAATAATTTTGATGTTTGTTTGTGAATTCCCGGGTTGTACTTATAAAACAAAATATAGAAGTCAGATAAACGACCATCATATTGTTCCAGTCGAACATGGCGGTTTTGATAAAAGAAAAAATAGAATTATGTTGTGTCCAACACACCATACAAAAATTTACATTCCAGAAGCAACACATGGAATACATACTGTAAAGGGAGAGGATTCTATTATTCTTAAGGGTTGGTTACAATCCACGGCTGGAAAATTATTAGAATATATAGATGAAAGTGGTAATACACAATATCATGGGGTGTAGAAAATGG